AGCAGAACTGGGGAGGCGGTAAATAATGGCCGCGCCGCAGGTTGGCGCAGTCGTTGGTGGATATCGCTTCAAAGGGGGCAACCCAAACGACAGGGCAAGCTGGGAGCCTGTAAAGGCTGGCCCTCCTGTAGGCACGGAAATGGGCGGCTACCGCTTCATCGGCGGCGACCCAAATGCACAGAAAAGCTGGGCTCCTATTGAAGCTGAAGCTCCTGAGCCGCGTCCTACGCTGAAAGAGCCAGAGGGCGGCGCTCCTATGCCGTGGGATTATCTGCTTAACCGCGAAGAAGCTATTAAGCGTGACCGCGAATACCGGGCTTATCTCCAAGAGCGCCAGCAGCAGGAACTTACGAAGGACATTAAGACCCAGACGGGCTTCTTTGATCGCCTTGGTGACTTGTTCCAGCGCGGCGAACTCAGCGTCACTTCTGGTATCAAAGACGTAGAAGCCGCTATCGAGAGCGACCCGACGCTGAAAAAGCAGTATCAGGCAGAAGCGCGTCGGTTTGCTGAAGACGCATCTACGCCTATTGCTGGTGAAGTTACGTGGGAAGAAGTTAAGAAGCACCCTCTTAAGGTACTTCCGTATATCCTCGAACAGGGTGCCCAGAGCATCCCACAGATGATTGTCGGACGTATGTCCCCTCTTGGCATGGCAGTAAACGCTGCGGGTGTTGCGGGCCAAGTCGGGCGTGGACGCGCGGAAGCTGACGAGCGCCAAGATGTAAGCGGTACGGATATCGCTATCGGTGCGCCTGTTGGTGTGATCTCGACGCTTCTCGACCAGTTTGGTTTGGGAGAAATCCTTGGCACGGCAGGTAAAAATGCTGTTGTCCGTACGCTAAAAGCTGCGGGAGCCGAAGGTAGCACAGAAACAATCCAGAATACGCTTGAGTATTTGGGTAGTCGCGTAGGCACCGTTAAAGGTGCGGATGCGAAAGAAGCATTTGACCAAGCCATGGCAGCGTTTGTTGCTGGCGGCGGTCTGGGCGGCGGCTTGCGTGGTACTGGTGAAGTTGCGGGTAAAGCGGTTTCCGCAGTAAAAGAAAAGCTTCAAGACCGCGCAGCTAAGCAAGTAGCCGACCAACTTTCCACGGCCACGCCTCCCGCAGTGCGTCAAGAATTTCAGCGTCTGGCTTCTCAGGAGATAGCTACTATCATGTCGGCCAATCCCGACATGGACCAGAATGCTGCAACTGCGGCAGTAGCGGAGCGTGGAGAAGAGCTTCTTGCGCAAGCCACACAGAATGTGGCTGCGGCTACAGGAGGAGAGGGGTATGAAGGCGGAGTTGGTGCCGGACTGGATGTCAGCGGAGGAATTGAGCCTAGCGTTCCAGATGTTGGAGAATTTGGAGGAGCCCCAATTGATACCGGAGCGCCTAGCGAAGCTGTCACAGGACGACTGGGAGAACCTGATCTTGGCGTACCAGTATCTGATGTGGGCCAAGGAGCACAGCCGGGTACACTAGGCGTCGAGTCAGTTACCGCTGAGCCCGCGCCAAAGCCTGCGTTTGATACGACCCCGGTATTCGAAGCTACGGCTCTCAAGGACCGCAAGTCTGCGGCGGATATGCTCGTCTCTGATGTGGTGCAAGCCACGCCGGAATTGCAAGGGTTGGACAAGAAAACGTACAACACCGCTGCCACCCAGATGGCAAAGTCGGCTGCACGTGGCGAGCAGTTTGATCCGGTCGAGGTAATGTATAACGTAGCAGGTATCGAACCCGCTGCGATGCCCGAAACTGCTGCGCCTGAGGCGGTTGCACCCGAAACGGCTGTACCGGAAGCTGTTGCTCCCGAGATGGCTGCACCTGAAACCGTTGCGCCTAAAGCTGCTGCACCTGCGTTTGAAGAACCGCAGTTTACCCCTGAAACTCTACCCGAGCCTGATATCTACGAGAGCAATCCCGGGGGCGATTGGGAAGCGCGTAAGCAGGCTACTGCGGAGCAAGAGCAAATCGAAGCCCTTGAGGCTGGCGAAGATATTGGGACCGCTGCGCGTATGCTTAGCGGCAGCACCACGCAAACCATTCGGCGCGTGGAAATCCCCGTAGAAAAGCTGCGCACTCTCGAGGGCGTCAACAAGGAGCAGCCTGCACCGGGCGAACCCAAGTACGACGCGCTTCGTAAGTCTGTCGATGAAAATGGCTTTGACCGTAAAAAGGCCGGTTTGCCCATGGTATGGGTCAACCACAAAGGCGAAGCGTTCCTCTACGAAGGTAATAACCGCGTAGCCGTGGCTGCGGAAGAAGGCGTTAAGACGCTACCGGTTGAAATCCAGTACCGGAACGGCGCAGAAAAAGTTCCCGGGGCATTTGCGCCCGATCAAGTTTTGGCTGAACACCAAGCTATGGCGGCTCCTGCTGCCCCGGCTGCGCCCACTGTGGCTATGGCTGCACCGCAAGCTGCGCCTGCTGCTCCCCAAGGCGGCACAGAACCTATCGACACCACGACGGTTGATAAGGCTGTAGCACCTAAGCTGACGAAGACGCAGATCAAGAAGTTGGAAGAGGCGGCAGGCATTCGCCGCATGAAAATCACCAACATGCAAAAGCGCATTCTGCGTAGCCGTAATGCTGAAGATACGATGGGTCTCGTTGGTCGCCTGATGCTCATGGCGCGTAATCCGGATGAAGACGTGGGCTTGCTTACGAGCCTATTTAATAGCGTCCCGCCGCCGGTACTCCAGAAACTCCTTGGTCCAATGTTGACTGAGGATGTGGTGCGTCTTGGCGACCGGGCTGGCATGAAGGGCCCCGCTAAGATTGATGCGCTTATGCGCGACGGCTACCTTCCGTATGTAAACCGTATCATGCAGCGGGCTTCCAAAGTAGCGGACGAATGGGCTGACTTTACTTCTCGTTCTGAAGAAGGCGCGCTTGCCCTAGCGGACACCATATTCGTTACCAACATGTACAACGTGGACCCATCGCTGGCCGCTAACGCTACGGAATATGGGAAGCTTGACCCAGAGCTTCAGGAGTTGCTGGACAAACAAGCGACCACAACTGACCCTGCTAAGTTAAAGACGCTCAAGCAGCAGATCGGCAAACGCCGTGGTGAAATCCAGCGCGTCTATTATGGCGGTGCGGATGAAGCTACAGGCGAGACAGTCCGTGGTTGGACGGATGTACCACCGCAGGGTAAGAAACTTTTCCGCATGGCGCGGGATGAATACAAAGCTACCTTTGACGAGCACTACCGCCTGTTGATGGAACGCATCGACGACATGGCGCTGGAAGAAGCGGACGAAACCCAACTCAAAGATGCTGTTGAGCGTATGTTCGCTAAGGCTCGTGAACGCGTTGTTTACTTCCCACTCAAGCGTTTTGGCGAATACTGGGTAACTGTCGGTAAAGGCAAAGACGGCGAGTTCCATCTGTTCGAAACCGCTTCCGAGCAGGACGCATTCCTTGCGCAGCTTCGTCAGGATAAGGAAACTCGCACAGTTAGCTCTGGTTTTGGACGTGATACTCTGCGCAATTTGGTCGGCAATAAAGACGCCAGCGCCGCTCTTAAGGGCGTCCTCGACATGATTGACGAGACTGGTGGCACCGATATTGACCTATTGAAGGACCACATCTTCCAGATGTACCTGACGGCGCTTCCCGAGGGGGACATGCGTCGGCGCTTTATCAACCGCCAATTTAAGACTGGCTTCAGCACCGATGTGCTTCGTACCTTTGCGTCTACGGCAGTAGCCTCAGCTAACCAGCTTGGCCGCTTGGCTTATGGGTATAAGTTCAAGAATGCTATTGACGAGAGCTATGCGGAAACTGAGGGCAAAGCATCTAAGCGCCGCCTCGACACGATCACGCGGGAACTTCAGCTTCGTGTGGATGGCACGCTGTCCCCAGAAGATGGTGGTGGTCTTGACTGGTTGCTTAGCTTGGGCGCTAAGGGGACGTTCCTCTTCCTGCTGTCCAGCCCCAAATCGGCTATCATGAACCTCACCCAGCTTCACATTGCTGGGCTTCCCACGCTATCGGCTGAGTTTGGCGAGAAAGCTACCTACGGCATGGCGGCTCGCTACACGGGCTCGTTCCTTACTGGGCAGCGTATTGCTAACCCGTTCCGTGACGCGGACGGCAACGTGCGGCTCCAGATGCCTGACGTTACGCTGGAGAACAGCGCCTATATCCAAGGGCTGAAGGAAAGCGATCCAGAGCGTTACGCAGAAATGCAGAAGGCTTGGCAGTACCAAGCTGAGCACGATGTGACCGAGAGCACCTTTGCTGCTGGTTCGGATATCTACGAGCGTAGCTCGCGCCCGACTGAGAAGTATAGCTTCACGCAGGCGGCCCGTAAGGGCGATGTAATCACTGCTGCGCAGCGCGGTACGGCTAACGCCATCGAAGCCATGGGTGCGCTCTTCCACCATGGTGAGCGTATCGGGCGTGAGATTATGTTCATGTCTGCTTTTGAATTGGCTTACGAGCGTGGTTTGAAGCAGGGCAAAACCTCCGAGCAGGCTGGGGAAGAAGCGCGCGTACTAGCAGCTAAGCTGACCAATAAGGGCATGTTTGACTTCTCCAACTGGAATAAGTCACGCTACTCTAAGTCTCAGGCCGGACGGCTTCCCTTGCAGATGCGCTCATACAGCTTGGCTATGACGTCGCTGCTGTTCCGTAGCTTCGTTAACATGGTTGCTCTCCAGCGCACTAAGGCAGAGCGGTTGGCTGCGGCTCGCGTGTTCATGGGTGTTGGCGCAATGACGACGCTATATGGCGGCTTCCGCGTTTCCCAGTTCTACGTCATGGCGATGCTGGGCTACGGCTTCTATGAGTTCCTCAAGGATATGCTTGGCGACGAAGATGAGCCAGAGGATGAAGTCGCAGGCGGCTATCTCAACGAGGATACCATCCAGCGTGAGCTTCTGAAATATGCTGATGAGAAGGGCCGCGAGCTATCCAAGAAGGATATGGAGTATTATGTCCGCGCTGCTTGGATTCCCGAGACATTTGGCCGGGGTGGCACTCTTGCTACTGCGCTAGGCATTGAAGATAAGAACGCGGATAAACTGGCACGGGCAGCCGATATGGGCATTCCGGCGCTGTTTAACGTAGACATCTCCAACTCAGTATCGTTGGGCGACCTGTGGCACCCAGTTGAAGCTAAGTCGCAAGACCCCGAAGCGCGGTTCTACGAGCGTGTTGGGCGCGTTATCTTTGGTCCCTCTGGTGCGCTCATCTCGGGCGGTATCAAGGCGGTTAAAGAAGCCAATGATGGGAACATCGACAAGGCTATTGAAGCCACGATGCCTGCTCTTATTCGCAACTTCGTCAAGGCTGAACGCCTGAAAGAAGAAGGTCTTGTGGTGGGTAAGAACCGCGACGTGGTGCTCCAAGACCCCAGCTTCTACGATACACTGACACTGGTGTTGCAGTCAGCGGGCTTTACTGAGGCTGAGACGTCACGCGCCATGCAGATGGACATCAAAGCTAGCGACATCGAGAAAGAGATTTCTGCCGAGCAGACCAAGCTGCTGGACCGGCGCTATCGTGCTATCCTTGACTTCAACAAAGACCCGACGCCTGAGAATGAGAAAGCTTGGAAGACGGTTGAGCGCGACATCTCAATCTACAACCTCAACTACCCATCCAATGAGATCACTGAGGACGACAAAGAGAAGTCCTTCCAGAACAAGATCAACGAAGCAGCCGAACGCGCTGGTGGTCTGGGCTACAACCCCAAGATTCCAGTGCGCCAGATTGAGGCTGAAGAGCGCGCAGCGCGGTTATACGAGGAGCAATAAAAGACCCCCGCAGTGGAGGCTACGGGGGTCTAGGGAAACTGACAGGAGCAAACTGTCTGGGGCTGTATATCTACGTTCGCCAGACTCGTAAACCCCTAATCCCATCTTCGATGGTCGGTTTTATCAATACGTTGAGTTTCATGCGCTTTGTAACCACCATTAGTTGTGCCTTGGCGCGGTCATAGTCGAGGCAAGGGAAGAAGACGGAAGTCCCTTTTCTGAACTTCCGCCAACTAACACTGTAGGTTACGCCCTCAATTTCCATCGCCTTCTTCGGTTTCTTCCGTCTCGTACTTGGATGTGTCTACGAACTCGTCGTCAACCTTGAACCACAAGCAGTGGATCGGCTCTCCGCTGATGGCTGTGCCTTTGGACAGTCGGATCGAACCTTTGCCGATGATACGCCCCTCAACTTCTAGCCTCTTAATAGTGTCTAGGTAGTTAAGCTGATACTTGACACAATAGTCCTTGAACGACTTAGCGATGATGTACATGCGCTTGGTATCGGGCTCGATACGCACCAACAACTCACCCTTTGGTTCGCGCTTAGGAGCCGACTGCATATTGGTGCGGCGGTCCAGTTCTCCGTTGACCACGAGGATGTTCTGCATGTGACGGTACAGATAATCAGCCACCGTCTGCCGGATGTCGTCCACTGGGGTCACGCCGTTCTTGCGCAGATCGTCGATCAAGCCACAAGCGTATTTGTAGATACGCTTCATATCCCAGTTGATTAGCCCTGCTTGGCGCGCAGTGATGCCGCCTGCGATATTGGCCGCCACCGTTGCGGACCAGAAGCGTTCTTTAGCCTCAAGCTGAAGCTCAGCATCAATCTTGGCCTGCGTCCAATTGCATAGCTGCTGGGTGTAATCCCAGTTTTCCATCACGTGCTGCACGTAGATAGGACCTGCGTGGCCGTAGTTATGGAAGAGTTCCCGGTCGAACATTTGCTTAGCTTCAGACGAGTTAAGGATGTCCAGCTTCTTAATTGGGTACTCAATCAGTCGCATAAGCTCCCCTTCCGGGTTGTTCTTAAGGACTGACAGCTTTTCTGCGAACGAGGCGTTCGATGTGGCAACCGTGATGGACTGCCATGTGGTGTTGTTCTCGCGCAGTTCGTTGGTCCCAGCCTGCAAACGCTCCTTACCCTTCCCGTTAGATAAGGAGTAAAGGAAGTCCGAGTACTCCTCAGGCTTCATGTTCGTAAGCTCATCCATGGTAGGCGGCAGGTTATTGAGCACACCGACCCACTGGAGACGGCTATTGTACGTGTCCTTTTCCTTTAGGCGCAGTTCCTTAGGGTGCCCGTATACGCTGTTAATCATGTTGAGCACGGTGGTCTTACCGGTGCCTGAGTACGGGTTGAACAGGTTGATGACCGCCCCTGTCTGGTCAAGGAAGCGCAGCAGCGGGGAGCCAAAGGCGCTAAGCGCCGCAAAGCAGTGCGGCTCAAGGCCCGGTCTATCGTAGAGGTCCCAGATTTCTTTCCACTTATCCAGCGAACCCACAGGCCCCATGAACTTAGCAAGCGGACGCGTGGCCTTGGATGGCGGCGAATACGTAATGGTATCCACGCCGATCTCTTGGGCTCCGATGATAAACTTGGTGTTCTTATCGGCCCAGCCAAATTGCTGCCGCATGATTTGCTCCCTGTATTTGATCTGGAGGTCTTTCAGCAGAAGCGCCGTAAACTCCAGAAGATGCGCCTGCTTCTTACCAGTGCTGATTACGCCCTTAGAACTAAGCACCTTACGTAGCTCAGTCGGGTCCAGCACTTGTTTGAGCGGCGCGGTAAACTCCTTCGTATTGTTGTGAGGTAAGTGCAGCCGGAACATCACCACGTTGCCGTCGATGCTGTCGTCCATGATTTTGACTGGGTATAAGTCGTACTCATAGATAAGCTGCGGTTCTGCCTCTGCGTCCCCTTGCTGTGCCGGAGGATTAAAGAAGATGCCGCCGCCTTCGCCCCGGTAATAAGGCTTAGGGAACTTCGGCACGGTGAAGACTTCCATCTCACCGCCTTCTACCTCTCCCTCAACCTTATCGTCCTTGGCTTCCTTGACCACTTTGCCCAACTCTTTGGGGCCCATGATCTTCCCGAAATGCGGGCAGCCGTCGCAAAGCTCAGGATTGACGCTCTTGAACTTGGCACAGCTAGTCGCCTTCCGGATGGTAGCTACTTTCTTATCTACCGTTTCCGGGTCGTACTCGGGGTACCCATTCGACATCATGTGGACTGCTGTGTCAGCATCCTCGCACATCGCGGCTACAGAGAGGGCATAGAACCACTCGTAGTAGCTGATGGTTGCGCGGTTCTTATAGGCGTGGAGCAACTGGTTGCACCCATCACCATTGGCCGTGCGCGCCATGATACGTCTAAAGTTGTACCCGATGCCGTTCATCCGTGCGAGTTCGCGCGGGCTAGGCGTATAGTTCTCGTCGAACATAGACCGCTTAGGCGTGTCCTTAACGCCCAGTACGCTCCGGAAATGCTCCAGAGTTGTGGTCTTGCCTACCGCCAAAATCTCTACGGGGCGGGGTGTCTCCTGCTTGAGGTTATAAGTGCCGGGTACGCGCAAGATACGCGCAGCCTCAAACACTTTGTCATCCACGTAAAAGTTCTGGGTGCGGCATACCTCCTGCAACCGCGCAGCTACGACTTCCCACTCAGCGCGTGTGATTTCTTCCTCAAGCGGCCAGTAGGCATGGATGCCCCCGCCTGAGCTTACGAGCGTAGGTTTAGGTAACCCTACGACTTTGCAGAAATCTTTAAGCGCCGCCAAGCCTGCTGCTTGGTCGAGATACCCGTCTGGCCGTCCCGTGTTCGGATCGACCAGTGCTTTTGCCTCACCGCAGTCGATGTCCAACCAAAACGCCTTGAGCGCCCGGACATTCTCTTTGGTGCGATTTTCCCCCGTCGCGTATTTGGCTACACCAAAGAAGACATTGCGGCCTTCTGAGGCATATTGCTCCACTAACGCGTCAAACTCCTTACGTGTGGCGACTAGCTCCTGCCGGACGTCACCCTGCCCCCGCATACCAAATACAGCAAACCACCCGGAGGCGGGCTGTACTAGGTCTAGGAGGTCAGTTTGCTCCATGGAAATACTCTCCGTTGCGGGCAACGCCCGCTAAAAATTATTGTCATACCGAGGCTTAGTTACTGGCTTCTTTGATCTCGCGGATCATCTTCTGCACAGCCTTAAAGTAATAAGGCTTAGGCTCCGACTTACCCACAAACCAAGCGTAAACCGTCTGACGGGTAACCCCGAGGTATCCAGCTATCTTAACGACCGGGATGTCATGCTTCAAACACAACCGCCCAAGCTGGACTCCTACGAGGTTACCGTCAGCGTTGTTAATCGCCTCGGCTACACGGATGGTGTAACCCTGCATCTATTAGTCCTCGTCGTCATCCAGCCATTCGCCAAGCACTTCAGTCAATTCTGGCTTGGGAGCAGCGGTAATGGTTTCCTTCTTAGTGGCGCGCTTTACAGGAACTTCTTCCTCTTCTTCGTCGTCACCAAAGGGATTTGACGGGGCTACAGCCGGGGCAGCAGCAATGGCAGCCACAGGTTCGGGTGCAGCAGCAATAGCCTTAGGTGCATCCACAGAGGCCGTGCTGAGCAGGGTGTAACGCTCGGTATCCGGATTGTCCTGTGCGCGGTCAACAAGTTCAGCTTCTTGAGCAGTCAGGAAGCGTGTCGCCTTGAAGAACACCTTGGTTGTCTGCGCCTTGCGGTCATAGATGATGCTGGTCACCACCGTGTCGAAGGCTTCGTTGTTAGCAACCAAGAACTTACGGTAGCCTTGGAAGCCGTACATGTTGCCTTCGTTAGCGGAGAAGAGCGAAGCAGACGGAATAGTCATCTGGTAAACGGTACCAGACGGATCGCCAGCAACCAGCACAGCAATGCGGCGCTCATAGCGGCAAGCCTTGCGGTCGCCTTCGCCCGAACCCTTCACATTCTGCGGGCACTCCATGCAGGTGTTGGACTGCGGGTTCTTAGAGCTAGCTTCCGGCTTAGCACCGTGGTTTGACCAGCAGTCAGGCGTTACGCCCTTAGCGTTGGGGTCATAGGCACCCGCGTAGAACTTGCGGCTAGGTTCGTCGAGCCAGCCCACGATGATAACATCAAGCTGCTTCTCGACTGGGTTGCCGATCACTTCGCCATTGATGACGCGGGTAAAGTCGCGCCCATTGCTGAGCTTGATGCGGCGCATAGTCGAGCCGCCAGTGCTGCCCATACGGTCCTTGTACCGCGACTCGCGCCGCACAAACCCGCCATCCATCGGGGCGTCAAAAATAGTAATCTCGTTCACTTGGTCTCTCCTTTGAGGAACTGGTAAAAGATTTGGGCTACAGCCACCACATCCTGTGGGCCTAGCTCTATACGCATATCGCTACACCGTGCGATTGCCTGCTGTAACGCTACCCTGCGCAGCATAGTGTCCATGGGAGGGCCGGGCGGATATGCTTCGTCTTCCATAGTTTGCTCCTTACTTCTCAGTTGGTTTCCGGACATGGACTACGTACTTGTTATCGACCTGTAGGCCGACCGGGAGGACGTCCGGGTTCTCCTCCAGAAACTGTTTCATATTGCCGTTATGGATGCGCTTCTCAAGCACGAAAGGCACGTTATGCTCTTCGATGAACTTGTACATCTGCTCCCAGTCGGTAGACCAGTATCGGCTTTGAACGCGCCTTGAGACGGTGCCTGCCGGTGTGCGGATGCTGTCGGCATTCTGCTCGTTGCAGATGGTCAGCAATTCATTAGCCACGTAATCGAGTTTCTCTTTTAGATTCGCTACGCGAGATTCGAAGGCTTCTTCCTCCTCAGCAATAGCAGCGCGCAGCTTGCGATAGGCAGCAACGAGCTTCTCTACGGGTAATTTGTCAGACATGGTTTGCTCCTTATTTATACGCTTAACTTAACAGAACACTATACAGTGTCAAGTTCTTGTCGGTAAAGGTCGATAATTTTTTGGTGGTTGTTTATGTTGCCCTGCAACATGGAATAGAGCCGGTCCTCCACCGGGCTCCCTTTGATATGCACCACAGTCATGGTGTTTTTCTGCCCTGCACGATCAATACGCGCATTTGCCTGTAGATAAGTCTCCACGCTGGTCGTGGGTGCGTACCAGATAATGGTATCGGCAGCCGTTAGCGTCAGACCATGAGAGGCAGCTTTGGGTTGGATCAGAAGCACACGTGGCTCTGGCTCGCTCTGGAACTGGTTGACGATCTCGGTGCGCCGATTGACTGGAACCTTGCCGTTAATCACGTCGCACGTGATGCCTTCCTTCTCCAGCCGGGCGCGCAGTAGCTCGATGGTGTGGGTGAACGGCACAAAGACCAGCACTTTATGGCTGGCTTCTTCGATGACCTCTAGCACCACGTTGAGGCGGTTCGACACGTCGAACTCAAGGACCTCACCAGTATCCGTATAGACCGCGCCTCCACTGATCTGGAGCAGCTTGTTGAGCTTGGTCGCTGCGTTGACCGCGCTTACCTCTTCGCCCTGCGCTTCGAACAGCATCTGGTTCTTTAGCGTAGCGTAATACTTCTTCTGCTGCGGTGTTAGCGGAGCCTCACGCTCGATGTATGTGAGGGTGGGTAGGTCCAAGCAGTCCTTCTTCTCGAACCGGATTGCTGGCTGGAGTACCTTGTGGACGACCTCTTGGGCGTGGTCCTTCGGCACCCATTTGAAATGCGTTACCTTGCGCATCACGCTATCGCGGAACACGCCATAGTATTTGGGGCATCCCGGCAAGTCCATGAGCCGCGCCAAACCGTAGGCATCAAGCGGAGACTGCGCTGCTGGCGTACCAGTAAGCATCCAGAGGCGCGGGTCTGTGTCGCGCACCAACTTGTTGAGTATCTTCCAGCGGTTAGTCGTGGGGTTCTTGTAGGCGTTGGCCTCGTCCACCACGATCAGATCAAAGCCGCCTGCTGCAATGGCGTCCCTAACTGTCGCAAGTCCATCAAAGTTGATGATAACGAAGTCGGAGCCAGCGTTGATAATCTTTTCACGCTGCTTTGCAGAGCCATACGCCACGCTGCACGAGCGGTGCATAGCAAACTTAAACAAGTCCTGCTGCCATGCGGAGCGCATGATGGAGAGTGGGCAGAGAACCAGCACTCGGCTAACCAAGCCGCGCTTCATGAGGTAGTCGGCTGCCCAGATAACGCTAGCCGTCTTGCCCGTACCCTGCTCGTTAAAGCAGAACGCCTTGCGGCGCAGCGACAAGAACGAGGCTGTGGTCTTCTGGTGCTTGAACGGATGGAACTTACCTGTCCACGTATAAGAGCGTAGCATAGGTGACGGGGTGTCGTGGAACCCTAGGTCCGCGAGGATTTCAGCCTCAGTGTGTCCCCATCTGACAAGCACCCCTTCGGCGACCTCTGCGCTTTTGTGGATGTTGTCCGTGATGAGGCACGGGTCCTGTGCGTTGATGAGCAACGCTTTGTTTTCAAGAATTTGCACCAGCTTGCTCCTTGGTACGCTTACTTTTTCTTACGTTCTCGTGGGCTAACCTGCGAGATGAGGTTCTTCTTAGCGTCCCTGTCGAACGAGCGGTTAGCAGATTTGCTAACCATGCGCAGACCAGTCTTGTTGCTGCCGCCCTTATCCAGCGCAACTACGTGATCTACGTCCTTACCGTCCCCCTTATGGGCCTTCCCTGCCTTGACCATCTTGGCACGGGCTGCATTGCGCATAGCCCGGTTCTTGATCTGCTCAGGCTTACCTTGGTAGGTCTGATATTCGCGCTTGTAATCCCGTGCCATTACTTCCTCCTCGGCTTCCAATGCTCGCAGGTGGTGACTGGGCACCAGCCGCAGAGCGGGCCTGATTTGGGGTTAAATACACCATTCCCCATGGCTTCGTCGAGGTTATAAAGCTGATCCTCGAACACGGACATGTATTGGTTCAGGTGCTCACGCTTGTGGGTCTTCTTCGGAAACTCTTGGCTAACCACGTAGGCCAAGCCTGATTTGATGGTTTCAAGCTCGGGGAACTTGATGAACAAGGCCCCAGCCATCAGGTCTAGCTGCTTCATGTCGGCATACTTGGCGTTCTTTCCGGTCTTATAATCGACCATCCAGCCCTTGTTGCCGTCCAAAATCAGCAAGTCCACAATGCCCCGATACCAAACATCCTTGGCAAAGAACGTCGTGGGGGCAAAGCCATCATCCGTTTTGGCTACACCTAGGCGCATTTCGCAGTGCTTATCGCCCTGCTTAGCGGCCAGAGGCTCCAGTATTGGGCGCATGAAGCTAAACTTCTCGGGGATGGGCTTGCCGTCCCGGATGTATTCCTCTGCCGCAAGGTGTACAGCAGTACCATATTCCGCCGCTTCGCCGGGTTCGTCCTTAACGTCCTTGGCTACTTTGAGGTGGAAATATTTCTTCGGGCATTGCTCGAAGGTTTTGATACTGCTGTACGACCAAGCTGGCATTATTTTTTAGCTTTCGTGAATCGGCCTTTGTTGTCCCGTGTATCATTCTTACTGGCCTCAACCAAGGCAGCTTTCGTTGCTTTCAACTCAGCTTCAAGCAGGCTGATCTCACGTGAGTTTTCCTTGTTGGTAAACTCCAGCTTCTCAATCTGCTTGGTCAGTTTCACGTAGGTTTTCTCAGCTTCAGCCAGCTTGGCTTTTAGCTCACGCACTTCTTTCCACGGATTAAAGATACCCATATTTCCCTCCTACCTTACGGTTCCTTGGAGCCGGTCAGCGACCAGCTTTGCATAGCCAGCGATATCCACCCAGCTATCTGCGTAGTTCGGATCACCGTTCAGAATCCGACCAATCTTATGGAAGATCATATCCAGTGCTTCCCACTGATCTGCGGAAAGCCTCTTCTGAAATTCGTAGGCAAAGTTGTGCGCGACTTCTTTCAAATTATAAGTGACGTGCGCATGGCGGAGAAAGTCCCCATAACGCTTGCCACGTTCCGTCAGGATTTCGTCAATCTCAGGCTCAGCACTCCAGCTTTGAATGGTTGCTTCAACTGCCTTCCTAGCTTCCGCTTGCTTCTTGGTTACCCGCGCCACCTTGTGCTTACCTACAACTCGCGGGCGTACCACGTTGTCGTCGTTTTCCTGTTGTGCATGAACCATCTTCTTACGGATCGCATATACATAGGAAGGACGGCACCCAACCTGCGCTGCTACGTAGGCATCTGCGTAGCTAGGGTCTTTGTTTAGCAACGCCATAATCTTCACGGCCTTCTGGCCGTATCCACTTTTCTTAGCCATTAGTTTGCTCCTTACTTTAAGTTACCACCGGATTTTAGAATGTCACCATCATAGGTATAGGTGCCGGTGTGGGTCAGTCGGATGAACGGGTGCGCATGGATTTTGCCCCCGTGTTTACGCCACAGTTCGCAGAAGTGATAATCTTCGGAGAGCAGCGCGCCGCTCTCGTCGATACTTGTTGCGAAAAACTCATACGTCAGAGGCTTGGCATATTCGCCAGTCTCCGGATCGAACATGGATGACGTGCGATAAGTTGGAACCTTATCCATCAGGTCGAGAAACACTTGGCGCTTGATGAGCATGAAGCCCGTGCCACCATGGCGCACCTCGATGAAGCCATCTTCGTCTGTCTCTTGATGCTCGTTGCCCACCATGTTGAACACGAACGCGCCAGCATGATCGTGCAGGTCAGCTTTACCTTCCTTGGCGGCCTTGCGGACGCCTTCCCAGTTCACTTCCTTCTTTGGGTAAATGCCGCACGCGATGTCCCGGTCTCCTGCTAGCAGCATAGCCACAGCGTTCCTGTCGAATCCAATGTCAGCGTCGATGAACATCAGATAGTCGATCTCCTTCTCTAAGAAGATACGGACCAGTTCGTTGCGGGCACGAGTGATGAGGCTCTCGTTGGTGATCTGACACCAGAAGATTTCCACCCCAACCTCACGCATTTTGCTCATGGTGAAGAGCAAGCCCTGCACATAAGCCCCGGTGCACATGCCGCCATACATCGGTGTCGCCACCATGATGCTTGGGATTTTATAGTCCGGGTCTGCCGGAGTTACTTTGATTTCGTCAGTCATTCGTTTCTTCCTCTACTGGTGTAGGCCACACGGCGTAAAATGTCGGTATGCCGTGAATACTCGGGTTAACGTCCAGCAATTCTTTCACGCTAACTCTTTTAAGCTCCAACATCACACCCTCTGGTGTACGCCAGTAAAGCTCACCGATTAGTTTGCTCATCGCTGAATGTTCCCCTTTTCTTAAGCACGTAGTAGCGGCCTTCCACTGCGGCGACCGTCATACCCATGCGCTCAGCTATCTGGTTTCTGTGCACACCGTAACTCCACAGGTTCCAAAGCTCTCGCTCCATTTCCGGCGTCCATTTACGCGCACCCCGTTTTACAAGTGGCATTAGATGTCAGTCTCCACGAAGTCGTTGTGGTCGCAGTGGTAGGTCAGCCCACCAAGCCAACTCATCCCACAGGTGTTGCACGTGCAGCGATAGGGTGCGCGCTTCGGCGTCACCTTCACTTGGCTGGCTGCGGTCTTAGCTTTCTTACCTTTACCCATTATCGTTTCCTTACGATCAGTTGATAACCCGCATGGAGAATATCCAGTTGCTCTGCGAATATGTTGACGAAGGCATCAATGGCAGGCTTCGGGCGGTGCAGAATGTCCCGCGCATCACCCCAGAGATAATCGTCGAACACCATGATGCCGCTCTGCTTGAGCAGCGGCCAAGCCATACACGCATCGGTCAATACGTCCCTAGCGATGTGGCTCCCGTCGATATAGATGAAGTCGTATTCCTCTTCCTCCATTATGCACCCGGCCAGTTCATCGACTGACTTTCCTTGACGGATTGAAACACCACAGGCTTTCTTGGACTGGGCAATTTTCACATTGTGGAAGAACCGCTCCTCGGCCCCGCTTAGCTCGTCGTTCGAATGCTCTTCGCCGCCTTCCCACGTGTCGATGCAGGTGATGTTACCGCTCTCTCCCATCATGTTCTCGATGATCCAGACGGTGCTGCGTCCTTCGAACGAGCCAATCTCAAGGAAAGCCTTGCGGTCAGGCAGATGCTCAATCAGTTGCGACCAGACATCAGGTGCCCAGTGAAACCAGTCTTGGGTGAATTTATATTCGGTCATTTAAATGCCTTTCCTAATATGTTAGCCGCCATGGATTCCTTTGTGCTTTGCAGCGCATTCCTCAACTGGTCGGTGTACCCCAACGTCTGCTGCTGTTGCATCGCTAGCTTCTGATTGTTGACGCGGTTCAACAAGTTGCGCTCGTACTCAAGCTCTTCCTGTTCCTTGCGGCGGCGCTCGTCACCATTGCACAGTTCGTCCATGGTCCACTCATGGGCTTCGGCCATACGAAGCACGTCTACCTCCGCCTTTAGCGCGGCTTTGTCTGCCTCGCTGCCGTGACGATATACTGAAGCTAGGGCTGGCCCCCAGCGGTCATTCTCCGCCACATGGTCGCGCCCGATACCAACCATAAATTCATCTGGGTGGCTCTTCATCCGTGCGAGTAGCAGCGTAGTCAAAGGGTGTAGCTCTTCAGCCATATTGCTCCTCCATCACCTCGGCGTAGTCGAACGTGTCGATGCAGTCCTTGATGGTCACGGTATCCGGACCAAACTCCAGCGGCTCAGCGTTGTAGGTGAATACCTTCTTAGGCACAGTGATCTGCCCTTGGACAAACTGTAGCCCCTTAGCGGTAGCCCGCCACAGCCCAGAATGCTTTTGGGTTGGGTCCTCATTCCCGTGGCGCTCGACAAGCCCCCACCAACGCAGGGTCGGCAACTGATTAGACCGCACGAGCCAGCGCGGCGCACGGATAGGCACGTCAACCCATTCACCATTGGCGCTGTTTTTAGCCAGCCAGACAAGTGACTTCGCCATCGTCTTGTTTAGTGTACGTGCGTAGATTTTCCCCCACCGATCACAGCAGGGACAGTGGCCGCCATCTCCACGGATGACGCCCTTCCACAGAGCGCGAAGCTCCGATAAAAGTTCAGCCTTCGCTCCCATCGTCTTCGTCCTTCTCTGGTTCTACATCTGTTTTGGTCAGTTCAGCGTCGATCTTGTCGGCTAGTTCACGCAGCGCAGTGGCAAACATCGCGTACCGCTCGATTTCCTCCGCACTCATGGAGTAATCACCGCTACCGGGGTGCTTTTTGCGGTAGTCTTCGTATACCCTGTGCATCTCAAATTTGACGGCGACGCGCTCGTCTAGGCTACTACGGTATATGTGCTGGTCCCGGTCTTCGTTAAAACCAAGGTGCACCTCCAATGTTAGCGGCCTTTCCGGCTTTTTCTCCCACGGACAAAGCTGCGGAATAACGAAGTAGAATGGCGCGTCTTCCTTGAACGTGTTGTCGATTGCCTCCTCGAATACGGGCACAATCTTTTCTTCGAACAACCCAAACTCGCCGCCAAACTCCCAGTTATCGAACGAAGTGCCTTCGCCTCCCACACGCTGAAACAGGTAGTCCGTCTCCGTATCAGGCGAGATGTCTAATGTAAGTTTACCCTCCATAGCTTGCTCCCATCTTGCTTTCACAATTTAACGGCAGCGCAGTCGCCCACTTGGGACGGATGCGCATACACGCCTCCACATGTTCTCTGGCCTCGTCAGCCTGCTCCACTGGTGCAATGGCACCAACAGCGTCATGCACGGTCATCACCACGCGCAACTTGCGGGCCACCATCAGCATCTGTTCGCCGATCACAATGCGGGCCAAGGCTTGGCACACATTCTCGACGCACTTGCCGCCGTATATCCGGTTAGGGATAACGGCTCTGCCTTTCTTAGTGTCGTAGACCATCTCCGGTTTGCCGTTGTCGCCCACCAGATAACGCAGGTTGGGGTATTGCAGTCTCAACCCATTGGGCAGGTAGATACCATCTACGCCGCGCACAGTGAGAACGCCGGGCAATCCCAAGGATGCAGTCTGGTTGTTAGCCATAGCTTCCAGTGCGTCGCCTGCCTCACGCCACAATTGTGGTATCTTGGGGTAAGTCTCCCGATACACTCGGATGATGCGCTTGCATTCCTCTAGGTCCATATCAACGCCGAACGTCTTTAGCTGCGCTTGGAATTTAGCCGGGCCCATGCCGTAGCCTGCGCCTAAGATCGTAGTCTTACCTACGAACCGCTCGTCCTTCGTGATCTCCTCGATGGGCTTCACATAGATAGCGGACGCCATGATCTTATACACGTCCTCGCCAGCGTCGAACGCTGCCACGAGGTCATCCTGCCCCGAGAGCCAAGCCAAGGTGCGCGCTTCGATCTGGCTGCTGTCGCAGTCGATAAACACGTAGCCTTCTGGTGCCTTCACCGCCTTCTTCAAGGCCGAGCCACGTGGCAGGTTCTGCATGTTCACCTTGTCGTCGCCACCCCAGCGCCCCGTGTGGGCTGCATAATAGCGTAGCGGGATGGGCAACGTGCCTCGCTCAGCAATGTTGATGAACCGCTCAGTGCGCGTCTCTTCCAGCGTAGACTTAACACCCAGCCGCGCTGCCACAATGGCTTGCACCTGTGGGTTCTCATGCTCCAGCAGTTCTTTGAACGCCTCGTCATTCTTAGCGAATGCGAACGTCTCTTTGCCTGTCGTCGGGCTAATCTTGGTTGGCGGCACAACCCCATGAAACTCCAGCAATTCTGCCAGCTTGGGGTTCGACATCAGGTCAGCCTTGTCGTAGTTCAGCTTCGACATCAGGGCTTCCTTCTTGGCTTGCACATCGGCCAAGTGGTCAGTCAGCACCGTCTTATCCAAGACAAGGGTCGGCTCCGTAAACATACGGATGGTCAGGTCGATCAGCTTAAACTCAAGGGGCGGAAAGTTCTGCGCCAGCCTCATGAATAAATTATAGGTCAAGTCCACATCATTGATGCAATACACAGCGTATCGCTCAAGTTCTTCCTGCGTGAAATCGAGGCGGCCTTTGCCCAGTGCGTTGATAACTTCGTCACCTTTTACACCCAGCCCGTAGCGTTCAGCAGCTTTGGCTAGGCTATTGCCAGCGTCAGGCCCATCGAGAGCGCGGAGCATGGAGAGAGTATCTGCAATACGCTTGGGCCTTATATCAAAATGCCAGTTCAAAATTGACATATCGAACATGGCGTTGTGCGCCACAGCAATGGAGTTGGCCCAGTCGTATTTGTCCAGACATGACTTCAGATATGCCTTCGTCCCACTGAAAAATTCAGTGCGCCAGCCATCCACCTTCACGGCGAAGCCAATCACCTCGAACAGGTCGTCGCGGATGTATTCCTCAGTCGTCATCTTAGAGAGACTGAAGCCCCGGTCATAATAGGTCTCGAAGTCGATGGTGATGACGCTCATTATTTCTTTTCCATTTGGTTCAGAAATACCCGCAGTTCCCACGGCATTTCTTGTTCTTCTTTCGGTGCGGGTATTGAGAACCGCTTCAAATAGCTGTCGGGTATCTTGTTACCGCCATACCAAGGCAGGGCGCGGCGCTCGGCTTCGGTCATTTCCAAGGCTCCCCTGTTAATCCTTTTAGCTTCACCTGATTAGCCCGCTTCTGCTGATGCATCTCGCTGGCATATTCCAGCATCGTGTCCATCAGCCTTTTGTTGGTGAGGGACAGATGCTCACAGGTGTTTGTGTCACAGGTGAAGCACCAGCCAATCGGGTAGGTGGTGATGGTCATTTAATATACTCCCCTCCCTCAATGGCTTTACAAAGCAGCAACACAAATGCTTTTGCTGCGGGCTCTTGCGGGTTTATGTTGGCAACCTTGCGCAGCCACGCGACTATCGCAGCGCGTTCTTCTGCGGCTGCCTGTTCGCGGTGACGGGCGAAATACGCTGGCAAGTCTCGCTCGTCATGCTCGCGGTGCATCCACCAAGTGTGGGCCGTAGCCCGGTCAGCCTGTGTGATCTCAGTCATTGCTGTTCTCCCAAGGCTGCGATTGCATCACGCTGACGATTGCCACAGCCACCATTAAGCCAATCTCGTGCGGCATCTTCCGATTGCGCGCATATGGAGGCGTATTGTTTCGCTCCATTGTAATAAGCCAAATCCTGCAACGCTTCGCTTTTAGTCAGCAACTCACACAGCCGCTCGTTCTCTGCGCTTAGGGCTTCGATGCGGTCGGCGGCTTCTAACGGGTCGTCGCTGGCATACACAACATGATCCCACGGGTTTTCAAAAAACCACCCATCTGACCACCGCAGCCGCTC